GTCGCCAGCGATAATCCAGCCATGATCGAAGGCGCGCACGCAGACCGGATCGTGTACGTGTTCGACGAGGCGAAAGCAATCCCGGCCCCGCTGTGGGATGCAGCCGAAGGCGCGTTCTCGACCGGCGAGGCTTACGCCATCGCCATCTCGACGCCAGGCGAACCTTCGGGCAGGTTCTACGACATTCACAGCCGCCGCGCCGGGTATGAGGACTGGTGGGCGCGGCATGTAACACTGGACGAATGTATCGCCGCTGGGCGGATTAGCGCGGCATGGGCCGAGCAACGCAAGAAGCAGTGGGGTGAACGATCTGCCGTGTACGTCAACCGCGTGCTTGGAGAGTTCGCGGCCAGCGACAGCGAGAGCGTAATCATACCGCTGGCGTGGGTGGAGGCGGCGAACAGGCGCTGGCAGGAGTGGTTCGACGAAGGCGCGCAGGTTGACGGGCCAATGTCAACCGTGGGCGTGGACGTGGGCAGGGGCGGAGATAGAACCGTCCTGGCAACCCGCTGGGGCGGGCTGATACCCGAGCTAAGACGTTCCGACCGGGCGGACACGATGTCAACTGTAGGACTTGTGGTAGGAGCTCTGGAGCGCGGCGGAAAAGCGGTGGTGGATGTGATTGGCATCGGCGCCGGAGTGGTTGACCGGCTGAACGAGTTGGGCCTGAACGTGGAGGGCTTCAACGCCGGCGAACGAACTGGCAACAGAGACGCATCCGGGGAACTGGGCTTCGTGAACAAGCGCAGCGCGGCCTGGTGGCGGCTCAGGGAACTATTAGACCCGGCGACCGATTCGACGCTGGCCCTGCCGCCGGATGACTATCTGACCGGCGACCTGACTGCCCCGACATGGAAGGTAACGAGCGCGGGCAAGATACAGGTCGAGAGCAAGGACGAGATACGGGAACGCATTGGCCGTTCGACTGATGATGGGGACGCAGTGGTGATGGCATTCTGGAGCGAAGAGCCGCTGCCGCAGGGCGCGGCACAGGAGGCCAATGAGCAGGTGACGAGCCGCTTTACGCAGGGCGTGACGGGTGGGCGCTGGAAGCGGAACGAAAGGACGGGCTGGCACAGATGAAACAAGAAGAACTCATTAAGCGCAACCGCCAACTGGTAGCCGACCTGCGTTCCGGCACGCCCCGCAAGCAGGTGGCGCAGAAGTTCGGCGTCTCCTACTCGCAGACTTACCGCGCCGAGGCGTCGGTTGAGAAGTTCGCTACGGATGACATTCCAACCGGCAATATCTACGGCCAGCTTGCCAGCACAGGACTCAAGCGGAACGGCGGCAACATTGACGACGACTACAACCGCGTGTTCCGCAACCTGTCCCAGCGCATCGCCCTGTACCGCGAGATGGGCGACGACCCGATTGTGGCCGCGACGTTACAGGCAATCAAGATGACGCTCCGAAGGCTAGCCTGGCACGCCGAGCCGCAGGGGGAGTCAAAGGCGGACGAAGACGCCGCCGAGTGGCTGGAAACGTGTACGGACGACATGAGCCAGTCGTGGTCCGACACGGTAGACCAAGCCTTGGGGATGTTGCAGTACGGGTTTCAGGTGGGCGAGATCGTCTACAAGAAGCGCGCCGGCTACAGGGCGCAGGCCAGCAGCAAATACGACGACGACAAGATCGGATGGCGCAAGATGGTATTTGCGGCCCCCGAGTCTCTGGCCCCCGGCCAGGCGTGGATCTTCGACGACATGGGCGGATTACAGGCGTGGAAACAGACCGCCCCGCCCGACTATCACGTAGCGGTCATCCCGATTGACAAGTCCATCCTGTTTCGCACAACTTCCGAGAAGGGCAATCCCGAGGGGAAATCTATTCTGCGGGCGATGTATCACCCGTGGTACTACAAGAATAACTTGGAAGAGATTGAAGCTATCTCGGCCGAGCGCATGGGGGCGGGGTTGCCGGTGGTGTACGCGCACGGTATCGGCGGCCTGAACGGGACGGCCGGCGACAATCTGGACACGCTCAAGTCCATCGTGGTCAACACGCGCGCGGACGAGCAGATGGGCGTAGTCCTGCCGTGGCCCAAGATGGGCTCTACGCCGGACGGTAAGGGCGTGCTGTTTGAGCTGATGTCACCGCCCAGCCGCGGGATAATCAACTTCCACGAGACGATCAGCCGGCACGAGCAGCGCATGGCGATGGTTGCTCTTGCCCAATTCATTCATTTGGGCATGAATCAGGTGGGCGCAAGGGCGCTGGGAGACTCGTCTACGGACTTCTTCACGCTGGCGGTGAGTGCTTGGGCCGACTCAATGGCGGACACATTCAACCGCTTCGCCGTGGAAAGGCTGTTCCGACTCAACGACTTCCCCAGCCTGACGGCTATTCCCCTGCTGAAGCATGAACCAGTTGGCCGAATGGACTTGATGGAAGTTGCTGAATACGTTAATAAGCTGGTTGGGGCGCAGGTGCTCAAGCCGACGCCGGAACTCCAGAGCGAGTTGCTGGAACTGGCCGACCTGCCGGAAGGCACGATGCCCGTTCCGGTGATTGCGCCGGCAGAAGACAAGCCGCCGGTAGACGACGGTGGGCAGGCTGGCGACAAAACCATCGAAGAGCCGCCCGAGAAACAGAATGTCACCACCACGGCGGACACGTTTGTCGCCCCACACGTTGACATCAAAGAG